AACGCGGGTGGTTGTTCATGCCCCGCCCGAAGTGGAACACGGCCGCCCCGGACACCTGCCCGATCTGCCTTCGGGTCCTGGAACTGGAACAGATCGAAGAATCACTATCCAAACTATCTGAACTATCCACCCTATCTTAAATCATAACCCCTTTCTTTTATCATTCTCTCTTATAGCCCCGTTTCCGAACGGGGAGTGTGTACACCATGGAAAACATAACAATTGCAATTGTCATCAGTATCGTTATTACGGCCCTCTATGCTGTAATGAAGTATGCTGAGAAGTATTACGGTACGAATCCCGAAGCATGGGACCAGACTAAGTTCCTGCAGCTCGTTGTTGTCGCAGTTGTCCTGGTAGTTGTCGGGTACTTCGGCCAGGGTATAATCAGCCAACCGGACTTCTCAATGATTGAACAGACTATGGCCATGCTCGGTGCTGCGGTCTTTGCCCTTACTGGCATTAAGTTGGGAAAGAACGCCGCGACGACGGTTACCACCACACCGACACCAACGCCGCCCGGGGCTGTCGCAAAGAAAGTCAATCGGGAATGGGCTACCTTCGATGCAACACCGGAGAATAAGGAACTGATCCTGAAACAAATCGACGCCGCAGAAAATGCCGGTCTCTGGTCATTTAAAGTCACTTTTACCGGCGGGTATTACAAATTTGAAAACGGTCAGATGATCGAGGGTGCCGGCAACCCGTCGGGGAAATAAACCCCATATTTTAAAAAACAGTATTGCACGTCCAGGGCTTGTGCCTCCAGGGGGAAACACCGCCGTTCAGACCGGCCACAGGCCCATTACCTGTCAGACAGGGGATCAGAAAACGTATCGCATGAATAGACCGCATTTCAAAACACATCTGCAAATGTCCACGGTACAGAACTTCCATCAAAATATCCTCTCATCCTGGAGATCATCCGTCCCCTAATACCGTCTGGCAGGGATAACAATTCACCCGTTTGCCGGGTCAGCCCGGCATCAGGGCATTCCCCAAAAACAAGCAGGGAAAGGTAACTCAAAAATGAATGCAAGCGTAACGGAACAACCGAAAGTAACGATCAGTGCAAGAAAAATCTGCGCTGATGGCAGAGTCATCAACTACGGTGTAGTCTCTGGCGGCTCAATTCTGGATCGCATTAAGAACAAAATCATCGCCATAACTGGTAGGAGAGCATAACATGGTAGCTACAAAACTATTGACTGCGGGAATCATTCAGATGGCAACTGACCTCTATGCAGCCGGAGCAGGGAAGTGGAAATACATTCATTGGGGTATCGGTACTACTGACCCGGTGATTGCGAATACGGCACTTGAAACCTTAACGGGTTGTACTGAGAACCGCACATCTGCAACAATCACCAATCCTTCAAGTGCGGTGTATCGTGCTGTGGGTTCAATCACCTGTAATGCAACTGGTAAGAGCATCTCGGAAGCCGGTATATTCGATACTGCCGGTACAGGCGGTCCGCCGGTCACTGGTGGAGTGTTGCTGATTCGCGGGACATTCACTGCGATTCCTGTCGTCCAGAACGATGTGATACAGTTCACGTTTGACCTGACTTATACCACATCATAATCATCTCTTTTTACAGGAGATGAATTATGGCAACATATTACCTCGATTACGAGAACGGGAACGATAGTAACGATGGCTCAACGTGGGCTCTTGCGTGGAAAACTATTACCTTAGGTGCAACCTTAGCACGTATAGCTCCGGGAGATACCATCAGGATTGCTAAAAGCCCGGCACCCGCTTCGTTAGGATGCACAGCCGCATGGACAGACTTATCAAAAACCGTTACGCTTACCACTGCACAGACCGCAACGATTGAACTTTGTGAAACGGCGTGGACGGGGGCGGGAGATACAACACCGTCAACCTCTACCACAAATAAGCAGGGAACGTACGCCGCACTCCTTACTCTTGACGCCAGCCCACAAGCAAGCATCTTACAGGCGTATAAGGCAACGGGAACGCTGAACCTGTCCGGGTATCAGAAACTATCATTCTGGATACGGAACAGTGCTGCGGTTGCTGTCGATAGTTGGAAAATCTGTCTGTGCTCAGATACGGCAGGTGCGACACCCGTTGATACATTCCTGATACCTGCAATCCCATCAACAGCGATGTATCTACCTCTTACGCTTGCAAGAGTGGGCGGGGGCAATCTCGGCGCATCTATCCAGAGCATTGCGCTTTATACCGATACAGCAGCACCAACAGCGAGCAGCAACCTTCTCCTTGATGATTTCATTGCCTGCACGACAAGCGGATTAAACCTACAATCCCTCATCAGCAAGAACTCCGCAGAACAGGGTGGAACTGAAGGATGGTATGGGATTAAGAATATTGATGGTGTAACGGTCAATCTTGATACAGCAACGAACGATAACGCTACTACGGGTGAAGGGTATTCCGGTACTACTGAAACCGTGACCACCTATAAACGGGAAACTATCAAGACAGCGCTTGCATCAGCAGCAGCAACAGTAGTTCAGGAAGTTCAGGATAGCGGTACTACCGGGAACAATATACAGTTCCAAGGGGGGTATGATACCGGAACTACCTTACAAACCGGAGAAACCTTCTTTGATGGATTGAACGGGAACGGGTATGGATTGCAGTTATCATCAAAATCGTATATTACTGTTAATTACCTGAATGTATGCCGGTATAATAGAGGGATTTACCTCAGCAGCAGCAACAACACATTTACGACGGTAACCAATGCGAATAATAATACCAGTTCCGGGATTTACCTCAGCAGCAGCAGCAACAACACATTGACGACGGTAACCAATGCGAATAATAATACCAGTTCCGGGATTTACCTCAGCAGCAGCAGCAACAACACATTGACGACGGTAACCAATGCGAATAATAATACCAGTTACGGGATTTACCTCACCAGCAGCAGCAACAACACATTTACGACGGTAACCAATGCGAATAATAATACCAGTTCCGGGATTTACCTCAGCGGCAGCAGCAACACAATAACATCACTCTCAACAACAGGGAACGGAGCTGCCGCAATCTATAACGCTGGAACAAATTATATCTTTAACGCCGCAATTGCAGAATCATCAGAAGTAGTGTCGTTAGCATACGCAAACGCCCGTATGTTCTCCCACAACCATGACAACACCGCAGGCAACCATTGGATATTCACTGATGGTGGCACGATAAACGCACAGGCAACCACCCGGCACACAGCATCGGGGATTGCATGGACGCTCACACCAGCAGGATCCCGCATCTCTACTTATCCACTTGATTTCAAAGTTGCTAAAATTGCTTGTGCCGCAAACGCCCTTGTCACTGTCAAAATCTGGATGATAAAAGGTCATGCCACAAACGTAGCAGGTAAACTGGTATGTCGTGGTGGGCAGTTGGCAGGCGTTCCCTCTGACGTTACCGCAACAAAAGCCGATGATACCAGTTGGGAAGAACTCACTATCACGTTCACACCGACAGAAGCCGGTGTTATTGAAATTGAAGTGTGGGGGATTTACTCCGCAGGAACAAGCACCGTAACGGTGGATGATATGACCATCTCACAGGCGTGATTGAAATGACGAACGTTGCAACCGCTAAAATATACACCTCACCACCAGACTTGGCGGGAAAACGGAGGTCGTATATAACTTTAGATGATGGTTCTACTCTGATGCTGAAGTATATCTTTTACACTCAATCTCTCATGCAGGCGGAGGTTGATAAATATGAGGCGTGGAAGGCACTGGAACCCGCACGATTACTGACAGAGAAATTAGCACGTATAAGACAGGAAATGGCAGAGAATGGCATTACCGAACAGCAATGATTTGGACGGGATGGACTATGCGTTTCAGGCGCAGCCATACGTCCAAGTCCCCGCCAAGTCTGCTGTCGTTTTAACGGGGATGGATTATGCTTGCTGTGCGCAGCCGTTTGTGAGTAATCCTACCGGTGGTGCAACCTATCCCTATACCCTTGCAGTATCATTCGTTACTGACCACATGCACTTGACCTGGACTGAACCGTAATGGCAACGAAACTGTATCTGAACTCGGCAACTGCTGATGCACCAGTACCAAACGCAAAGCAGAGTGCCGATACGATTTTAGACGATTTCGCTTCATCGTATGCCACATACGCAGCACCGGCAAAGATGACCATAACCGCCGGGTCAAACGATCGGTCAAACTCCGGTACTGGCACAAACACGCCCGATCTGCATTATTCTCACTATGGAACGTGGGTCAGCGATCCCCTTGGAGCTCAAACATGGACTTCGTGGACAGTTACGATTGCGCTCTCGATGCTCGAAACCAGAGCAAAACAGAACAACTTTCCGAGAGTGAAAATATATCGGTGGAACGCCGCCGATACGTTTGCCGCAGACATACTCGCACTCGTAAATTCAGCAACAGAGGTTGGTACTACTGCGGCGCTCGTAACATATTTCTCTGCGGTAAGTCTGACAAACACGACATTTGCAGCAGGTGACCGGGTTGTCATTGAGATTGAAGATTCATCCGATCCGACAGAAGAATATGCGGTTGCACACGCCTTACAATTCGATGGTGCAGATGCCGGTGCATACGGTTCGTATGTTTCGTTCTCTGGCACGATTACATGGGGTACACAGACATATAATCGGTCAGTATCAGCCAATGCAACCTTCACCCCTTCGGTTAGTAGAACCATTACCACAATGTCAAGGTCGTTATCAGCGAACCTTGCCTCAACCGTTTCCATAGGAATCAAAAAGACCATTAATAAAACTCTTTCTGCATCGCTGACCTTCACCGTTCTGCTTTCCACACTCTATGCCCTGCTTCAGAGAAAAACCGGGTCTGGCGGGACGTATGCGGATTTAAGAAAGACGGCGTGGGGAGATTCTGCATTTGATGATTATACCGGGTCAAGCGGCAATACTTACTATTATCGGCTGGCGAAGTATATTGACGGTGTATCGCAAGGGTGGTCGAATGAAGTCAGTGCTGCATGGACTGGAGCATCAACCTTCTACCAGACCGTATCCGCAAATGCAACATTCACCGCAGCACTATCAAAAATCACAACATTCAGCCGGTCCTTATCAGTCAATGCCACGTTCACAGCGACGTTATCGCGGTTCGTTACCGCGTATCGTTCATTATCAGCCTCGGCAACCTTCACCCCCACACTCTCACGATTAGCAACCCGGTACAGGACTTTATCCGTCAATGCCACATTCACCGCAGCACTATCGAGAATTCCGACGTATTGGAGAACGATAAGCGCGTCGGTAACCTTCACCCCCTCAATTATCCGGCAGACATACCGGACTCTGGCAGCTTCAGCGACATTCACGGTTGCATTATCGCGGATAGTTACAAAGCTGAAAACGATCTCTGCTTCTGCCACTTTTACCGTCTCATTATTACGACAGGCATACAGAACTCTCGCGGCAAATGCGACGTTTACAGCAACACTCGGAAAAGGACTGACGTTATACCGGTCTATCTCTGCATCACTGGCAAGCACCGTATCAATCTTATCACAAAAGACAAAGTATATCACCCTCATCGCAACTGCAACGTTTACTACATCGATGTCCCGTATCGTCACGTTTTCCCGTTCGATTTCGGCAAGCGCAACCTTCACGGTCACCCTGTCGCGGGCATTAACCCTCTATCGCACACTCGGCGCAAATGCTACGTTTACCGTCTCAATTATCAGGCAGATGTACAAGTCGATTGCAGCACCCGCAACTTTCACAGCTTCACTCGTAAAACAAAAGACACTCCAAAAAGCGATTTCGGCAAGTGCGACGTTTACGGTCACACTATCACGCGCCATTACGACGATGAACAGGTCACTTGCAGCATCGGCTACTTTCACAGTCTCGCTCCTTCGCACGATGTACCGGACGCTTTCGGCTAATTCCACGTTCACAGCGACACTATCACGACTCGCCACACGATACCGGTCTTTATCAGCGAACGCAACCTTCACCACAACCATCGGAAAAGCACTGACCTTATACCGGTCACTATCCGCGTCACTGGCGAGTACCGTCTCAATCATATCACAGAAAACAAAGTACGTCACCCTATCAGCCTCGGCAACCTTTACAGCCTCGTTATCACGTATCGTCACCTTCTCCCGTTCGATTTCAGCGAATGCAACCTTTACCGCCACATTGTCAAAGGCATTGACCTTATACCGGTCACTCAGTGCATCAGCAACATTTACCCCGTCAATTATCAGGCAGACATACCGGACGATATCAGTAACCCTCGCGTCAACAGTTACCCTGTCAAAAATTGCGACGTTCTACCGCTCACTATCAGTATCCGCTACATTCACCCCGGCACTCACAAAAGTAAAGACCAAACTTCAAACAATCGCCGCTAACGCCACATTTACAGTATCTATCGTCCGCCAAACATACCGCTCATTAGCAGCCTCAGCAACATTCGCGGTTGCCGTATCCCGGGCATTAACTTTGTATCGTTCACTCGCAGCACCAGTAACATTCACGGTGTCCATTGGTCGTCAAATGTCCCGGACGCTGGCAGCATCAGCGACCTTTACAGTAACCCTCTCCCGGTTGGCAACCATCTATCGAACCTTATCGGCATCACTGGCCAGCACGGTCTCACTCATCGCAACATTACAGGCTGGAACACGGTACGTTACCCTGTCCGCCTCAGCTACGTTCACCACAACCGTTTCAACACTCACCACACGATACCGGACACTTTCTGCAAACCTCGCGTCAACGGTCTCATTATCCAGGACCATAACATTCTATCGAACACTCGCGGCAAACCTTACCTTTACGGTCCTGCTATCAAGAATTTCAACCTTTTACCGGACCTTATCAGCACCACTCACGTTCACGGTATCACTGATAAGAAGAATCTCAGCGAACCGCACCCTATCCGTGACGGAAGAGATCACCCCGTCCTTTTCACGATCAATCAGTGTATCCCGGACATTATCCGCAGCCGTTTCATTCATTGCCACACTGATTGCCACTCTTGGAGGGTGGGCAGTCTGTGCCGGTGCATCTGCGGTTACTGATATGGTCGGATCGGCAACTATCCGATCAATGGCATCAACAGCCGCCATAAGCCAAAATGTGGGCACTATGACCAAAACCGATCTGGCAGGTCCGGCAGTATTCCGTGATCCTGTCGGTCAAGCATCAATTTGGAGGATACGATGAAATGACACCAACCCCTGTGCGATTAGGAAGCACTTACAGAATAACCGTTCCGTTCTATGCCTTGGCAGATGGAACGACACCGACCGATCTGGCAGCCGCCCCAACACTTCAGGCTTACCTTGACGATGGGACGACTACTGTCGGAACGGCAGTAACGACAACGAAAACCACGACCGGCGTCTATTACGGTGATATTCAGTTCACCACGACTAACGGGTTTGCGCCCGGTGCGTATATCTGGAAGATGTCCGGAACAAGCGGCAGTGCAGCCGTGAATCAGACCGGTTGGGTATCAATAACTCATGTGGTGTGATGGATGGTGAAGTGTACGGAGTGCCGGAGGTATCCCCTATGCACAGAACCGGACCGGCAGAAAGCCGAGAGAAAGGGAGAATGTCACTGGTATCAGCACGACACGAGTGTACTGAGTGAGGAAAACTGGACGTGAATTTTAAGAAAGTCTTTATCTCGGAACTATCGCCAGCGAAATACAATCCCCGTAAGGATCTCGTATCCAGCGACCCTGAATACCAGCGGATCAAGCGGTCTATTGAAGAGTTCGGATACGTTGATCCGATCATCATTAATTCAGACTATACGGTCATTGGCGGGCACCAGCGGCTTAAAGTAATGAGGGAACTCGGACATGCCCAGATCGATGTCGTGGTCGTGGATATCCCGAAAGATAAAGAGAAGGCGCTGAACGTTGCCCTGAATAAGATAACAGGAGAATGGGACGACGCCCGGCTGGTATCATTGCTGCAAGAGATCAAGGCTGACGGAATGCTGGAGTTCACGGGCTTCGATGATGCTGAATTTCAGAGTTTATTAAACGATCTCAACAACCCCGAAATCCCCGGTGCATCAGTAGAGCAGGCAAAACAAAAACTCACCGAGAAGTTTATCGTTCCTCCGTTCTCTGTGCTGGACACTCGGCAGGGATACTGGCAACAGCGGAAAGCGTACTGGATAGCATTAGGTATAAAGTCAGAACTCGGACGGGGGGGGCAAATTGATAAACCCGCATATTCTCCCAGCGAAGGGAACGATCCAAGTAAAGGAGGGAAATATAAAGTATGGTAAAAACAGCGCCCGGGGGTTCTCTCATGCCCGCTATGGATTACCGGAACGGGGAACGGGGAACGGGGAACGGGAGAAAAATTATGAACAAGGCAAAAGACGGAACAAAAAACCTTTTAAAAATGTCTGATGCCAATGCGAAATATATGTATGGGAAAAAAGAATATCTCCGTGGGAATTCCGATCAAATTGATGTAAGTAAAATTAAAGAGGAACACCCAGAAACAAACGGAGCCAGCATCTTCGATCCTGTCCTCTGCGAAATTGCATACCGTTGGTTCTGTCCTGAAGGCGGATCAGTTATTGATCCGTTTACAGGGGGGAGTGTCCGGGGCATCGTTGCCGGGTATTTAGGACACCCGTACACCGGCATTGATTTGAGAGCCGATCAGATAGAAGCCAACGAAATACAGGCAGACACCATTAAACCCGCAATAAAACCCCGCTGGATATGCGGCAACAGCGAGAAGATAACTGAACTTGCTCCGGGTCAATATGATCTTGTCTTCTCATGCCCGCCATACTACGATCTGGAAGTTTATTCAGATAATGCGGGCGATCTATCCGCTATCGGAACGTATGATGAGTTTATCCAGACATACCGGGGCATCATAAAACAATGCTGCGATATGCTTAAAGATAACCGCTTCGCTTGTTTTGTCGTGGGGGATATCAGGGATAAAAAGGGCATTTATCGCGGGTTTGTAAAGGATACTATCATCGCCTTTGAAGACGCTGGTTGTAAATTCTATAATGAAGGCATCCTTGTCAATGTGATCGGTTCGCTCCCTATCAGGATTACCAAACAATTCGAGTATCGGAAGTTGGGAAAGTGCCATCAGAACGTCTTGGTATTTTTCAAAGGCGACCCGAAGAAGATAAAAGAAGAGTTTGGTGTTGTCAGTATTCCGAAGGAAGCATTAGAACCCCGTCCCGGAGGTACATAACAAATGTGCCCGAAGGAAAATCGGTCCAATCATAATACTGGCGGTATAATATCGGGGCATTGGTGTCCTCTCTCATGGTCAATTCCGCATTCCGACCACCAACCGGTACTCGTAGAACCCATAATTGGAAGCCAATACGGGAGAATTTATGTCGGCTAACTATTCCGAGATCGGAAACCAACCAACCCGCACCGGCTTTTTCAGCCATGTACGAGACACCGTCGGTATAAAGCACACCAAACCCGTTGGCGTCTCTATGATAGTCAACCGTTCCGCAGAAACCCATGAGAGAATCTTTCAAGGCAGACATTTTTGGGGAATCCCGGATTGCCTGCACGTGTTTTTGTACCGCTTCAGAAGTTTGCATAGTTCGACATTTCGACGGCGAGTATATAAACTCTGCGACGTTGCAGTAATCCTGCAGCGGTATAAGGACACCTTCCCGGACAAGGAGATTAGGTTGATAGAATGACCAAGAAGAAATCTCCAAGCGAAAAGAAGAAGATGGGCAGACCGTCCCGCTATAATCCCGACATTCACCCGGATACCGCCCGATCGCTGGCAAGAAAGGGAAAAACCAACCAGCAGATTGCAGAAGCAATCGGGGTGAACCTTGACACCGTCCAAGTCTGGATTAACACGTACCCTGACTTTTCCGAAGCCTTAAAGGAAGGCAAAGCACCGGCGGACGCGAAGGTTGAACGGTCACTATTCCAAAGGGCAATCGGGTATAAATATACGGAAAAGAAGGTCATCCAGTTACCCGATGGTAAGAAACGGATGGAAGTAACCGAGAAAGAGGTCGCTCCAGATACCACTGCACAGATATTCTGGCTTAAGAACCGGCTCCCGGCAGAATGGCGGGATAAACAGATCCAAGAGATTACGGGTAAAGACGGTGCCCCGATCAAGACCGAGACCACCTTAAACATCACCGAGGAGGTGAAGAAACTTGTCGGAATCCTGCCCGTTAATTAGCGCAGCACAAATGCCGTATGCCGTCCGGTATCTGGAAACCGTCCGGTGTAATAAGTATATCCCGCACGAACCGACGCCAAAACAAGCGATGTTCTTAACCCGCGATCATATCCCGGAGATCCTTTATGGCGGTTCAGCAGGCGGCGGGAAATCAGACGCTCTCTTAATGGCAGCCCTGCAGTATGTCCACGTTCCCGGATATGCAGCACTCTTATTGAGACGCACCTATGCGGATCTCTCGTTACCCGGTGCGATCATGTCACGGTCGTTTGAATGGCTGAACGGTACTGACGCACATTGGCATGATAAAGAGAAAACATGGTCGTTCCCGTCCGGCGCATCAGTATCGTTCGGATACCTGGACACACCCCGCGACCATTATCGATACCAGGGTTCAGAGTTCCAGTTCGTTGGATTTGATGAAGTCACCCAGTTTAAGGAAGTGCAATACCTTTACCTGCACTCCCGTTTGAGACGGCTGGCAGCTTCGGATATCCCGATCCGCATGCGGGCAGCCAGTAACCCCGGTGATATCGGGCACGAATGGGTAAAGGCACGGTTCATCGCGGTAGAGAGCCGCGTTAAAGAATGTATGTTTATCCCGGCATCCCTGTCAGATAACCCGCACCTTGACCGTGACGCATACGTTCAATCGTTAATGAAACTCGATCCCATTACCCGGGAACAACTCTTAAGCGGTAACTGGGATGTGAGACCCGAAGGCGGGTTGTTCAAACGGGAATGGCTGAAACTCACTGATAACACGCCCCGGAATATGCAATTATGCCGGTACTGGGATAAGGCAGCCACGGAAGGCGGCGGCGATTGGACAGCCGGCGCTCTTGTCGGTATTCACGACGGCCGTGTTTACATTCTTGACGTTAAACGCACACAGAGCCGTCCGGCAGGAGTTGAATCGCTTATCCTTCAGACCGCACAGCTTGACGGGCACGAAGTCATGATCCGGATGGAACAGGAACCCGGCTCAGCAGGTGTTGATGTCATTGACCATTACGCCCGGCAGGTCCTTACCGGCTATAATTTCAAGGGCATTAAGAGCACGGGGTCAAAGGTCAGCAGAGCAGCGGCGTTAAGCACGGCAGCCGAACAGGGCAATCTATTCATATTACACGGGCATTTCACAGGAGCACTTATGGACGAACTGGTATTATTCCCAACGGAAGGAGCGCACGACGATCAGGTGGATGCGGCCAGTGGCGGATATAATGCGCTGGCATTGAGAACGCCGGGTCACATCAGAGCATCAAGCAGGACCATTGGAGCAAAGACATGAAAATCAAAGCATTCGGACGAACATTATCTTTATTGGAAGGCCCGACCGACAACGTCGTCACCCGGGCGAAAGCGTATAGCGGCGGGAAAGGATTAGACCTCACACAGGACCCTAATCGGAACTTTCAGAGAATGCGGGGATTCCGCAATATGTACCTACAAGGCGGATACGTTGCGTCTGGCATTGACCTCTATCCGCTTTACACGCTTGGAGAGGGGTATGTACTGGAAAGTGAGAACGAGAAAGCAAAAGAGGAGATTGAGGATTTCCTGACCAGCATAAACTTCGGCGATATTACCTGGCAGATGATGGTTGATGCTGAAACTGTGCGAGACGGTATTGCGGAGATCGTGTATGGCCGGGGCAGCATGGGAAAGGTGCCCGTTAATGTCGTGCCACGACCAGCGGAATGTTTTGAGTTTGATACTGACCTTAAAGGCAGTATCACGTCATTCACGCAACGGTATGATAACCGGGGCAACAGCATCCAGCCGATCACGCTCGAGCCCTCGCAGGTATTCCACTATCAGTTCATGGGCCGGTCGGATTCACCGTATGGTATTTCCTTGCTTGAACGGGCAGCCCATGATATTTACAGGGACACGAAGGTCACTGAAGCCACAACAGCCGGTA